TAAAGATTATAACTGGGAAAAAGTTACAAAACCTGCTTCTCAAAAACTCAGGGAAATAAGAGAAAATCTTTAAAATCTTGATTTTGTAAGACGCAATGTGCTACACTTAAGTCTCAAATAAAAAAAACTAGGAGTAACATGTCAAATACAATTGAAAACCCATATGAAAATTTTATCGCACTCTCTCGCTATGCCCGTTGGTTAGAGGATGAGAATCGTCGTGAAACATGGGGTGAAACAGTAGACCGTTACTTTAAGTTTATGGTTAATGCTCTTGAAACAAAACATAACTACAAGCCAGATCCAAAGCTTGTAAAAGAAATTCGTGAAGAGATGTTCAATCGTAATATCATGCCATCAATGCGTGGAGTAATGACTGCAGGTCCTGCACTAGAGCGTGAAAATGTTGCTGGATATAACTGTGCATTTCTTCCAGTAGATAATGCTAGATCATTTGATGAAGCAATGTATATTCTTATGTGTGGAACAGGAGTTGGATTTTCTGTTGAGTATAAGTACATCAATAAACTTCCCGCCCTTCCAGAAACACTTGAGAAGTCTAGTAGCGTTGTTATTGTTGGAGATTCTAAAGAAGGTTGGGCAAAAGCATATCGTGAACTCTTGAGTCTTTTGTGGGCTGGACAGATTCCTCAAATTGATGTCAGCAAAGTTCGTCCATCAGGTGCACGTCTTATGACAATGGGTGGTCGTTCTTCAGGTCCACAACCTCTTATAAATCTTTTTGATTTTACAATTCAAATTTTTAAAGGTGCTCTTGGTCGTCAACTTAAGCCAATTGAAGTACATGATATTATGTGTAAAGTTGGTGAAGTAGTTGTAGTTGGTGGTGTTCGCCGTTCTGCAATGATTTCACTTTCAAACATTAATGATATTGAAATGGCAGCAGCAAAAGCTGGTAATTGGTGGGAGTCAAATACACAACGTGCATTGGCTAACAACTCTGTTGCATATTCACGTAAGCCAGAAATGGCTCAGTTTATTTCAGAATGGAAATCACTATATGATTCAAAGTCGGGCGAAAGAGGTATCTACAATGTGGCAGCAGCCCAAAAGCAAGCAGCCAAATATGGTCGTAGAGATCCTGAAATCCATTATGGAACAAATCCTTGCTCAGAAATTATTCTCAGACCTTATCAGTTTTGTAATCTTTCAGAAGTCGTACTTCGTGAAGAAGATACAGTTGAAACTGTCAAGAGAAAAGTTGAACTTGCATCCATTCTTGGAACATGGCAATCAACACTAACAGATTTTAAGTATATCCGTAAGATCTGGAAAGATAATACTGAAGAAGAACGTCTGCTTGGAGTTTCTCTTACAGGGCAATTTGGAAATCAATTCTTTTCTGGTCAAGAAGGTCTAGATTCACTTGCTAAGGCACTTGATGGTCTTCGTGAACATGCAGTTAAGGTAAATATTAAAGAAGCTGGGAAAATTGGGATTCCCGCATCTGCAGCAGTAACATGCGTTAAGCCTTCGGGTACAGTTTCCCAATTGGTCGGGGTGTCTTCAGGAATGCATGCTTGGCATTCAGATTATTATATTCGCACAGTTCGTGGGGATAAAAAAGATCCTATTACAGAGTTCCTGAAGGATTCAGGTATTCCTGCAGAAGATGATGTGATGAAACCAAATGATACAACAGTATTTTCATTTCCAGTAAAGGCACCTAAGAACGCAATTACTAGAGATAAGGTTACTGCACTACAACAACTTGAGATTTGGCTTGTATATCAGCGTCATTGGTGTGAGCATAAGCCTTCTATTACAGTATCTGTAAAAGAAGATGAATGGATGGAAGTTGGTGCTTGGGTATATAAACATTTTGATGAAGTTTCAGGAATTTCATTCCTTCCATATTCTGAGCATACATATGTTCAAGCTCCATATCAAGAAGTTGATAAAGAAGTTTATGAAGCACTTCTTTCAAAGATGCCAACAAACATTAATTGGCAAGCACTTTCTCTTTATGAGTTAGAAGATACTACAACTGGTACACAAGCTCTTGCATGTGTTTCAGGTGAATGTGAAATAGTAGATATTAATAAGTAATGAATTTAGTACAAAGATCTATTGAAAATGGTGGTAAGTTAGCACCAATTGTTATAAAAGAAGGATTAAATAAAGGTACAGGATTAATGAATCCATCAATATTTATAGATGATGATGGGGATATCTTAGTTAATCTAAGACATGTTAATTATTCGTTATATCATGCTGAAAAAGATATGAAATTTCCTTCAGCGTGGGGACCTTTGGCATATCTTCATCCAGAAAAAGATATGAATCTTAGAACACATAATTATTTGTGTAGACTTGATAAAGATTTAAATATGACTGATTATACTTTAGTTGATACTAAACTTCTTGATGTCCCACCGCTTTGGGAATTTGTTGGATTAGAAGATGCTCGTGTTGTAAAATGGGAAGGCATTTATTATTTGGTTGGGGTACGAAGAGACACAACCACAAATGGTGAAGGTCGTATGGAATACTCTCAGATTAGTTTAGATAAAAGTAATTGGACTGCTAAAGAAGTATCAAGAGTAAGAATTCCAGCACCAGGAAAAAACGATTCTTATTGTGAAAAGAATTGGTATCCTATTATTGATAAACCATTTCATTTTGTTAAATGGACTTCTCCTACTGAAATTGTAAAAGCACTTCCAGAAAATCCGCCAAATATTGAACAAGTTTCTAATAAAGAATCTTTAAAAACTTTTGTAGATCAACGAGGCGGATCTGCAATGATTCCTTGGAATGATAAATATAATATTTCAGTATCTCATGAAGTAAATCTTTGGAATAATTATCTTAATCAGAAGAATGGTACATATCGTCATAGACTTTGTGTTTGGGATAAAGATTATAATTTAGTTGGGCTATCTCCAGAAAACTTTTCATTCCTTGATGCATATATTGAATTTTGTGCAGGTGCAGCAAAACTTGAAAATGATTTATTGTTAACATTTGGATTTAGTGATAATGCAGCATTTGTTTTGAAAGTGCCACAAAATGTTGTTGAAGAAATGATTATGGAGGCATTGACATATGGAAACAATTGAAGAATTAATTTACAATGCATCTAATGATATGTTTAATCCAGAACATAATTTTAATATTGCAAAAGAGTATGAAGCAATTGGACAAACTGCTGCAGCAATGTCATTTTATTTAAGAACTGCAGAATATGGATTTGATTCTCATCCGTCTTTAGTTTATGCATCATTAATTAGAATTTCATATTGTGTTGCAGATCAAAGTGGGCGGGAGCATACATTAGAAAACTCCCTATTTCAAGCAATTCAATATATGCCTAATAGACCAGAGGCCTACTTTGTTCTTTCTAGATATTATGAAAGATCTCAAAAATGGCAAGAATGTTATATGTTTGCTGAATTAGGTTTATTACATACAAATAGATTAGAGCCTCTTCCAGTAGATGTTGAATATTATGGAAAATATTGTTTAGAATTTGAAAAAGGAGTTTCAGCTTGGTGGCTAGGAAGAAAAGATGAATCTTTAATTATTTTTAATAATCTAATTAATGAAAATATTTCAGAAGGTTATAAGTCAGCAATACAGTATAATCTTTCTTTTTTTAATTCTTAAATATTAGCATTTTTTGATTAATTTGGTATACTTAGAATACATATGAGCCTGCAGACAACCAAGGGTTTTAATTACCCACAATATACAGATACCCCCGATGTTCCTAGGGATATTTATGCGTTGGCTTCTGAAATTGATAACTATTTAACAACAAATAAAGGATCTCAAGGTGTTCAAGGTACACAAGGTGTGCAAGGCGCACAAGGTCCTCAAGGTACACAGGGTGTGCAAGGTGTTCAAGGTACACAAGGTGTGCAAGGCGCACAAGGTGTACAAGGCAAACAAGGTCTTCAAGGTATTCAAGGTCCTGCAGGTCAAGGTATTCAAGGACCAGCAGGTTCTGTACAGGGAACTCAAGGTCTTCAAGGTTTTGGTTATGCACAATTACAAGGTGTTCAGGGTACAGCGGGAGCATCTGGTTATTATACACTTTCTGCAACTCCTCCATCATCTCCAGCAACAGGATCAGCTTGGATTAATTCAAATGATGGTCGTACATATATTTATGATGGCACAGAATGGTATGAGCCATATGACAATTTAAGTGGATTGCAAGGACCAACTGGAACTCAAGGAAGTCAGGGAACGACTGGTAACACAGGTTCTCAAGGCTCTGTTGGTCTGCAAGGTACTCAGGGCATACAGGGAATCCAAGGCAACCAAGGTATTCAAGGTATTCAAGGAATATACATTCCTCTTGGAGTTTCTTTAGTAAGTGGTTCTTCATATAGAAGCCTTGGAATTACTGGAACTGCTACCGCAACTAACAATCAAACCTTTTATACACCTTTCTTTGTTCCAAATAGTGTAACTTTAAACCAATTAGCCTGCATTACTTCTTCTTCATTTTCAGGTAGCGCTTCCGTTAGACTTGGCATTTACAACGACAATAACGGCTTGCCTAATACGGTTTTGCTAGATGCGGGCACAGTATCCCCTGTGTCTTCCTCAACGCTTTATGGAATAACTATATCCCAATCTCTTTCTCCTGGAATTTATTGGCTTGCTTCTAATGTAATAACTTCAGCAACAACCAACAACTATGTTGGATTTGCCACAGGCATACAAACTCAAATAGTAGGTATGCCAGTAGTAACAGTAACCTCAACAGCCAATGGAACAGCGTTTGGTTATACGGAATCAGTAAACGCCTCAAGTGGTTTTACTACTGCAGGCACATTATCTGTTCCTGCTTCAGGCACAAGCCCACTAGTGCAAGTAAAGGTTCAATAATGCCTAAAATGGTAATTTATGGAATTGGCGGATATGACCCGTCTAAGCCAAATAACAATGTAATAGAAGAGGTAACGCTTCCCGACGACCCAAATGAACCAGAAAATTAAATAAAAAATAGCTAAATTCAACTAAAGTAGATAAATGAATTTAGGTCAAAAGACGGTAACGGTGGTACTGATGGCGGAGACGGTGCTTCTAACTTAGGCACAGGTGGTACTGGCGGTAACGGCGTTGTTTATCTTTATTATTAATACAAAATAACTTGTATATAATACATAATGCTTATTTAATAAAATAAAGTATAATAGGAGTAATATGGCAATCACATTTCCTTCCAGTCCCGCTTTAAATCAACAATATACATACGGTAGTCGTACGTGGTCTTGGAATGGTGTTGCATGGCAATCTGTTGGTACCGCCCAAGGT